ACTGACACGTGTAAAATCACGTCAATTGTACTTGGGACGGTATATCAGTTTCCTTATCATTGGACTGCTGCAAAGTACACTGATCGCGCTTGGAGATCTGTTCTATCTGGGGATCCAGTGCGAACATCTGTTTTTATTTATGCTGGCGTGCTGGTTCAGCAGTATCGTGTACGTCAATATCATCTACACCTTGACCGTATCTTTCGGTGATATCGGCAAGGCTATCAGTGTGGTACTTCTGGTAATGCAAGTGGCAGGAACGGGCGGAACGTTCCCGATCGAGGTTGCACCAAGGTTCTTCCAGATCGTATATCCGATGCTGCCGTTTACTCATAGCATGGCAGCACTTAGAGAAGCAGTCGGCGGTCTCTATGGGATGGATTACTGGCTGGATCTGGCGAAGCTGGGGATCTTCATGATCTTGTCGCTGATCCTGGGGCTGCTGCTTCGAAAACCGGTGATTCGTCTTAACGAGGCATTCTCGGAGAAACTGGAGGAAACGAAACTGATGTAAGGGCAGGGGACTGGTGACTGCTCAGTACGAAAAGAAATATTGCGAACAAATGTTTATGAAAGCTGTTGACAGCGAACAAACATTCTGCTATACTGTTCTCAACAAAACGAACAAACGTTTACGAAGAAGATGGGGAAGAGAGGGCAGTAATATGAACGCATACAGCACTTACGAAACCAATTACTATATTTCGCAGAACACAGGATCTCACCAGAACACCGGCAGGAAGAGAAAAAAATACCGGATCACATCCAAGTTCCGTTTTATTACATCCATGATCATCATGATCGGACTGTGCGTGGCTGGATTCACTGCACTGACAGGACTCAACACATCCGTGGCTCTGACGAAACAGACTTATACAGAGGTACAGGTATCATCTGGTGATACACTTTGGACGATCGCTAACACTTATAAAGATGAAAGCACCGATACCCGTAAGGCAGTCTATGAGATTTGCCAGATCAACGATATCGAAGCCTCAGATCTGCATCCAGGTATGACACTGGCGATCCCAGAAGACTTATAGATTTTACTTTGTCCGCAATACTTTAAATAGTTCCAATAAAAAACACTGAGCAACTCCGGAAACGGCAAACCTCCGGAGAATGTTCAGTGTTTTAATATATAAAATATAAATGATAAAGGATTGCCGAGAACCATTGATTCGCAAGGATTCCGGGCAATTCACGCTGGTTTGAGAAAAATGTAGCTAACTATTCCCATATTATTGATTATAGGAATAGTTTTTGATAAGATAAGAGTAACAAAGATGTTGCTCTTATTTTTTTATGCTCAAAGTGTGAAAGGAGATATTTATGGAGTATGATTATGAATTTGATGATTTTGTTGATTGGATGCACGATTTGATCGAGGAAGGAGTTTATTGTGAATGAAAAGAAAGAAAGTAGTCAGGAAGTCGAAAGACAGAAAATTGTTTCGCCGGACGGCGAACAAGACAAAAAAAATGAACGTGAGTCCGCCCACCTTCCGTGGAGGGATACGTTTGTAAACTGGATGCATGACTATGGAGAGTTGATCTCGGAGATTGTCTTGATGTGTTGTGTGGCTGGTGTCTGTTATTCAATGGTTTGTTTAGTGGAAATCATTTCATTGTTTGCTTAAGGAGGTCTATTGATGAAAAGTCCTATTTTTACTGTAAAAGATAATTTAGTTGGTTTTAATACGCCATATATCCGTGTGAATGAACGTGTTGCCATTCGTGAGTTTAGATCTATGATTGATGATTTAGATGGTAATGGCGATCATTCTGTCTTTGATTTAGGTCTTTACTGTGTTGGTACTTTCGATCTTGAGACGGGTGTTATTGATTCTCATGATCCGCAGGTTGTCTTGCTCGCTACGCAGTGTTTGACTTTATCCCCTCGTGAGGCCGGTGAGATTGATGATTAGAACTCTTTTTGGTATTTTGCAGGATATTCCAGAGATGCGCGTTACTGTTTTTTCGTCCTCTGGTTCGCCTGTTAAGGATAAGTTTATTATGGAAGTTACTTCCAAGGGATATCCTTCTCTTCGTAAAACTGGAGAACATAACGTGTACGACGAAATTCAATCTTATCGTGAAGGTTGTGATCTCGCGGCAATTCTTCAATCGTTCGGTAATGAGTGTCCTCGTTTCAATCCTCTTGGCTTTGAGGAAGCGGAAGGTTTTGTAAATGATTTTTCTGATGTGTCTAGCCTCGGCGATCTTGTCAATGACGGTGAAGCTGTCAAACAGTTCTTTAATGAGCTTCCGCTGGAGGTGCGTAACTGTTTTGATAACAGCGTCCATAAGTTTGCTCGTGATTTTACTGGTGAAGGATTCCTTCAGACTCTTAGGCAGGCGTTTAATGTGCCAGATACTCCAGAGCCTTCCCCGAATCCTCCGACCCCTAGCGAGCCTGATTCTGGCGGTGATTCTGCTGATCCTGATCCTGGCACTGCTTAATATTGTTTTTATTGTTATAGTGTTTTCCATGTTTTTATGTTTTGGTTAAGGGGGCGTAAGCCCCCTCTTCCGTATAGAAAGGAGAAAAAATGTTAGATAATAACTCAAAGTTCAGTTATGTTCCTGGTACTCGCGCAAGTCGTTCTATTTTTGACTTGAGTAATAGTGTAAAAACTTCTTTTGACGCCGCTCAGCTTGTGCCGTTTTATTATGAAGAGGTACTCCCGGGAGACACCTTTAATCTTGAGACTAATCTCATTGCTCGTATGCAGACTCTCGTTGCTCCTGTAATGGATGATCTGTATCTTGATTTCTTTTATTTTTTTGTCCCTAACAGAATCGTATGGGATCACTGGAAAGAGTTTATGGGCGAAAATACAAAGTCGGCATGGTACCCGGAAACGGAATACAACGTGCCGCAGATATCGGTTGCTCCATCTAAATCCGTAGCCGCAAAATCTGTTGCGGATTACTTCGGCATTCCCCCGATTACAGTTCCGCAGGGTGAAAAAAACGCGTTTACTTTTTCCGCTCTTCCATTCCGCGCATACGCTGAAATCTGGAACGAGTGGTTTCGTGATGAGAATTTGCAGGATCCAGTTTTAGTTGATCATGGTGACTCTACGCATAGTTACGACGCAACATCCGCTGTAGATGGTGGTTCTTTGTTATATGCCAATAAGTATCATGATTACTTCACTAGTGCACTTCCTGCGCCGCAAAAAGGCGCGGATGTGACAATTCCGATTAATACGTTTGCGCCCGTTTATTCTGTTAATCCGTCTATTTCTGCGAATGTTGAAAAATCGTACCCTGTTTCTGCTATGGAAGTTAGGGGTGTTAATGATGTCGCTCTTGGTTCGTCTGGTGGTTTTATGACGTATTCGGCATCTGCTGGTTTAGATCCGTCTGGTTTATCTAAAATTGTTGGTGGAAATAGTACTTCTTCTGCTCAGACTGCGTATCATATTTATCCGTCTAACCTCATCGCAGATATGGAGTCTGTTCCTGCTACGTCTATAAATCAGCTTCGTTTAGCATTTGCGACGCAGGCATTACTTGAGAAAGACGCTCGCGGCGGTACTCGTTATCGTGAGATCATTAAATCGCATTTTGCTACCAACTCTCCCGATGCGCGTCAGCAGATACCGGAATTACTTTCGTACAATCGCGTCCCGATCCAGATCAATCAAGTGGTTCAGAATTCGTCTAGTACAGACAACTCTCCGCAGGGAAACACTGCCGCCTATTCTCTTACAGCGGATAGTGACGGTTCGTTTTTGAAGTCATTCACCGAACATGGTATGGTGATTGGCGTTATGTGCGCTCGGTATAAGCATACTTACCAGCAGGGACTCGATAAGCGTTTCACTCGTAAGACTCGCTTTGATTACTATTGGCCGCTCCTCGCAAATTTAGGCGAACAGCCTATTCTTAACCGCGAGATTTACGCGCAAGGAACTGAGCAGGACGGTGAAGTCTTCGGGTACCAGGAAGCATGGTCTGAGTATCGTTACAAGCCAGATATTTGTACGTCTGAAATGCGCTCAACCTATCCGCAGAGTCTTGACGTATGGCATTTTGGAGACAATTACAAGTCTCTCCCTACTCTTTCGTCTGGTTGGATACAGGAAGACTTTAACAATATTAACCGTGCTCTTGCGGTTTCTAGTTCTGTCTCCAATCAGTTTTTTGCTGATATTTATATTAAGAATAAGGCTACTAGAGTTATGCCAGTTTATTCGATTCCTGGTATGCCTCGTACATTATAGTAAGAGGGCATTATGCCCTCTTTTTTTTAGAAAGGAGATTTAATATGGCTGATCCTTTAAAGACTGCTAAACAATATGCCGCGTACAATAATTCATTATATCAATCTAATACAAGACAAGCTCAAGCGTTCAACGCCGCCGAGGCGGCGAAGAACCGTGATTGGCAGGAGCGTATGTCCAATTCTGCACACCAAAGAGAAGTTGCAGATTTAAAAAAAGCAGGCCTCAACCCTGTCCTGTCTGCAGGCGGTCAAGGTGCCGCTACAGGTTCTGGTGCGTCTGCGTCCTCTGAAGCTGCTAACGTAGATACATCAATGCCTCAAGCTGTTATTGATATGGCTGAAGCACAGTTATCTAGTGCTACCGCGTTACAGCAGACTGCAATGACTACACAGTCTAACATGGCGCAAGCTATTTTAAAATCGAATACCGATAAGTATGTTGCAGGTTTGCAATATAAAATTCAGAAGTATAAACATGATAATCCTTCCGCTGATACTGTCGGTGGACAGTTCTCTCGTTTTCCTGATTTTCTTAAGATTGCCACAAAGTCAACTTTGGATTTTGTTGACTGGGTTGGAGAAGGTCTTGAGAAAGCCGGATTTAATACGAAAGGTTCTAAAGGTAAGAAAAAAGTTAAGGTTACACCATTTACGACTAAGTCTGGCGTTCCATTAAAGCAAAATGAATATAGAAATATTGATGATCTTATTTATGCCGCGTCTCATGGCGGCACTGATAAAGGCGGAAGCCGCCGGAGAACTTATGCTAAGCTTAACCTCGGAGCTAGATCGTCAAATTCAGTGTTAGGCTCTAAGTATCGCTTTGATACTATGGCTAAATATCGTAGTAATAAAAAACGTAAAAAATAACACGACACGACGATTTAACGACGTGACGTGAATAATTCGTTTTTATTGATGTTTTCTAAAACGCAGGACTTGCTCCTGCGTTTCCCCTAGGGGACTGGGGGATGGAGTCCCCCAGCGCGGCGTTGCCGCGGCACCTTTCCCCTCTTGATGGAAAGGTGCTAGGTGACACCTAACTAATAGTTAGTGCTCACCGCGGTGAGACCGCGCCGTAAGGCTTACTTGAAAATTAGAGAGAGGATTGATATAATTATGACATGCTACCATCCGTTAAAGGCTTTCGCTACAGGAGAAAGGACTAAAAATGGAAAAATTAGTTACATTGTTACTGGGTATGATGCAAAGGCTATCATCATTGATGGCAAAGGTCATAGGACTGTGGTTGATCGTGATCCTGGTTTTACTGGTGATAAGATACTTAGGAATCCTATAGAGATTCCTTGCGGAAAGTGTTTTGGCTGTCGTTTAAAGCGAGCCAGAGATTGGTCTGTGCGCATGATGCTTGAATCAGAATATCACGAGGAAAATTGGTTTGTCACTTTAACCTATAATAATGATCATCTGCCTATGAATGAGTATGTTGATGAAGATGGTGTGATTCAGTTAAAATCTACGTTATGTAAGCGTGATCTTCAACTCTTCTGGAAACGACTTCGTAAAAAACAAGATATTCGATATTATGCTTGCGGTGAGTATGGTACGAGGACTGCTCGTCCTCATTATCATGCTGTTATCTTTGGATTGCATCTTGATCCAAACAGGCTTGTTGAGTATCGTTCTCAACCGTTTCAGCTTTGGACGTGTCCAGAGTTAGAGGAAATCTGGAAGTGTGGTTATGTGGTAGTTGGCAAAGTTACTCAAGAATCTTGTGAGTATACTGCAAGGTACTGTATGAAAAAACTTAACGGCTCCGCCGCTGAGATATATGATCAGTTTAACTTTATTCCCGAATTTTCGTCTATGAGTTTGAAACCTGCCATTGGTAGACAATGGTTTGATGATCATGCGTTTGATATCTATCCAAAGGATGAAATCCAACTCCCTAAAGGTCGTTTAGTGACACCACCTAGATATTTTGACCAGTGCATGGAGAAACTGGATGAGGACTTAATGGTATCTGTTAAGGATGAGCGCAAAGACATTGCAGAAAAGCTTGAGCATGCTAGACTCCTTGAAACTGCTTTATCAAAGAGTGATTATCTCAAGGTTTGCGAGGCTAATATGAAGCAAAAAATGAAGCGCAAAGTTCGCCCTCTTGATTAGTTTGAAATTTTCTAAAAATAATTGTTCCCATATTATTGATTATAGGAATAGTTGCATTTCTTCCCTATGCCTTTACTGATACGTATTGCTGTATAGTTCCGTACCATTAGCATCCTGATATACGATGGTCATGCTTACATCATCGATACCGGAGTCTTCCTTCAGATCATCGATCATGCCCTGGAATTGGGATTCCATGCTGTTCATGGCCTGTTCCAGCTGTGGTTTCATAGCTGTTGCTGTAGCTTCATCGAACGTCTGATCATATTTGTAAATCAGTTCGATATTGTTTTCTTTCACGGTTATGGATCCGCCATTCCCTAAGGAGCTTTCCAGATCAGACAGCTCCTGCTGTACATCAGAATCACTGTTGACATACTCTTCCAGTGTCTTGGTACCTCCGCAGCCGGCCAGAGCCAGCGAGCTTGTTACCAGCAGCATGATCGCTGCCACTAATGTGATGACTTTCTTCATGTTCTTCTTCCTTTCTTTTATAGCGTGTGATCATAATGTATAACAAAAGACAGGAACATCTTC